CGTTCACGGACCCGTTCCTACCTCTGGAGGACTACTACCCCAACACCCAACACGGCGCTGAGGCATTCGACCGTGCGGGGCTCCCGGTCTTCTTCCTGTCGCGCCTCCACTATCCCGGTTGGGCGCTGGACCTCTTGGGCAGGAACAGATACAGCTACATGCAGAAGAGCATCAACTGTGCCGAGGAGGCGCGCTGGCACCGACTCAGCCCAGGGGCCATCTCGCTCGCGGACCACTGCGAGGAGATCAGGGAGGCACGCAGGCGCGGCATCTACGTCTCGATCCAGGTCAACCCGATCGTCCCCGGTGTCGTGACCCATGATGGTGTGGTGGCTGTGTTCGAGATGCTGGCCAAGGTGGGTGCCAACCACGTCATTGTCAAGTTCGTGGAGGCGGGGTACAACTGGGCGCCCACGATGATCGAGCGGATCCGCAAGCGCTTCCCTGGCGCCGAGGCGGATGAGTTCGAGCGTCTGTTCACGCAGAACATAGGTGGCCAGCGCACGATCGCCGAGGAGTACCGTCTCCAGGGCCACGATCTGTACAAGCGCGCGGCCACGAGGCTCGGCCTGACCTACGCCACCTGCTACGAGTACAAGTGGCAGCGCGATGCATCAGGCGAGGTGGTCAACAAGGTCGGTGTCTCGGTTGGGGCCGATTACCTGACGGCGGACCAGTGCCATGGGCACCGCGTCCCTATGTTCACCAGGACAGACCTCGACTCCCCATTCAAGGAGGTCGAGGTCTGTCCTCCTTCCGGCTGTCTCACCTGCGGTCAGAACCCGAAGGACCCAGGCGATGTGCCATGTGGCTCCAAGCTGTTTGGCCAGGCCAAGGCCCTCAAGCTGGCCGACTTCAAGCGGAGCATCCGTGGGTAAGATCACTGCCAGCTCGAATGGTCCCCGGCGCCTGACGCTTGCGGAATGGCAGGCCGAGGGACGAGCGCGCTACGGTGACAACGTCGCGCTCTGGAAGTTCATCTGCCCGTCCTGTGGCTTCGTCCAGTCAGCCATGGACTACCGTGCCTGGAACACTCCAGTGCGCGCGATCGACGTGCGGCTGGGATTCTCCTGCATCGGCAGGACGATCGAGGAACAGGGTCTCAAGCTGCCCGTGGTCAACTTCATGGAGAGCCACCTCGGCTACGGCTGCAACTATGCGGGTGGCGGATTCTTCCGGATCAATCCGCTGGAGGTAGTATTCGGCATCGCCAAAGAGTCGGGCGAGGAAGCCACTCGCCCCATGTTCGACTGGGCACACCCGGTCCCCCGAGAGGAAGTCAGATGATCATCAACATCAGGGGCGGATCCGGTGCGGGCAAGAGCACCGTCATCCGCAAGATCCGCGACCAGTTCGACATCATCACACCACACTTCGTCGAGGGCCGCAAACAGCCGCTCTGGTATGACCTACGCACCAAGGACGCGGACTGTCAGGTCCGACTCCTGGGCCACTACGAGACCGAGTGCGGGGGCTGTGATACGATCTCGAAGAACCCGACCGACGAGAGCGAGACGGCCATGGACTTCATCCACCGGCTCGTTCGAGAGGCACACGCGGAACACCTCCATGTCCTGTACGAGGGGGTCATCCTCTCAACCGTCAACGGACACCTGTTGAAGATGGTCGAGGAGGGCCTGCCGATCCACGTGGTCAACCTGACTTCGGACCTGGAGACCTGCCTCATGGGGATCTCTGCGCGCCGTGCCGTGAAGAAGTTCGGAGCCCTAGCCAAGATGTGTGAGGCCGAGATCAAGGACGAGCGTGCGGCTCTCGAACCGACCACCATCAAGAACAACGTGGGCAAGCTCAAGTCCGCATTCAAGACCGCCCACCAGCTCAAGGTGAAGGGCGCCAAAGTGTACGACTGCGACCGCGAGAGTGCGGTCACGACCATCCGGAACCTCCTCAGAATCTGACATGCAGAAGATCATCAAGCTGTACGAGGCGAAGGACGCCTCACTCAACATCTCCCTCCGACTCGATCCGCTGTGCTGGATGGTTGGTCCGGCGATGGCCATAGCTGACGTCACTCGGGATGTCAAGGTCAGGATGGTCTCGCTCCACCTCGGTCCGGCCTGCTTCTCGTTCACGGCCTTCGGCATCCGCGATGAGCCTCTGCCGCGCGCGCCCCTCCACCGTCGGTCCCCGACCCGTCAGAGTGGGCAATGGAAGCCGAAGTGATCCCCAAACTCGGCGTGGAGGGCTTCTTCGCCTTCCTGCGAGAGCGCTACCGGATCCATCTGCGCCGCTGCTCTGGGCAGGCCGCACCTTGGACTGAGGATCCGATTCTCCGGGCGTGGCGCTTCTGCAACGTCCGGCGCGAGGACGACAAGGTCACCGAATGGTTCCGTGCCAACATCCGTGGCCCACTGCGCAATGACTCCAAGGTACTGTTCGCCACGATTGCTTTCCGCTGGTTCAACACGATCTTCACAGGCGAGATCCTGAAGTCTTACCTGCTGAAGGGTGAATGGCCCAGGCATGAGATCGAGTACATGCTGGGGAGCTACCGCGAGGAGGGCATTCAAATCTTCACCGGAGCCTTCATGATCAACTCGGCGCCCGGGAAGCCCAAGCACGTCGATGTGCTGGACAACTTGTCGTGGGTGAGAGGCAACACTCACAGCCCGTTCTTCGGTCGAGCGCCGGAGGGCCTGACCAAGGAGCAGTTTTTCAATGAAGTGCTTCGCATCCCGCGCCTCGGCAACTTCGCAGCCTACCAGGTGGTGGTGGACCTTCAGTACACCTACTTGCTGGAGAGTGCACCCGACCTCCAGACGTTCACGGTGGCGGGACCAGGCTGCGCGAAGGGCCTCGGTCTCTGCTTCCATGAGGACCCCACCCACTTCAAATACGGCTCCAAGGCCGACCAGGTAGCCATGCTGACTTGGATGCGCTCACTGCTCGCGGACTCGCGGGATAGCGTGCTCTGGCCGAGTGCCTGGCCCCCCTTCTACCTGTCCGACATCGAGAACGGCCTGTGCGAGTATGCCAAGTGGCGCTCTGGACATGCGGGCCTCCGCCTCAAGAGGAAGTTCACCCCATGCACGTGATCAAGGTCCGGAACGTCTCTCAAGCCCTCGTCGAGGGCGCCCTCAAGCTCAAGTCCCTCGGGGTTGAGCGCAACTCCCGCAACGGGAAGGTGCTGGTGCTCCCGGGTCCGCTCGCCACGACCTACCGTGCGCCGCAGGAGCGTGTCCTGTTCGACCCGAGGCGAGACGCCAACCCGTTCTTCCACTTCATGGAGGCACTGTGGATGATCCACGGAGGTCGGGATGTGGCCTGGCCGCTCCAGTTCAACTCGAAGTTCGGCTCCTACAGCGATGACGGTGTGGTCTTCAATGGGGCCTACGGCCACCGCTGGCGCCACCACTTCGGAGCGGACCAGCTGCGCTCGATCATCAACTCACTGCGCGAGAATCCCGATTGCCGCCGCCAGGTGCTCTCAATGTGGGATGGCTCGCGCGATCTCGGCTCACAGTCCAAGGACATTCCTTGCAACCTCAGCGCCACGCTCCAGATCGGGGTGACTGGTGCCCTCGACATGATGGTGTCGAACAGGTCCAACGACCTGATCTGGGGCGCCTATGGTGCGAACGCTGTTCACTTCTCTATGCTCCAGGAGTTCCTGGCTGCTGCAATCGGGGTCCCGGTCGGGACCTACACCCAGGTCAGTGCGAACACCCACGTGTACGAGCCCCACTGGGGACTCATGGACTACCTTGCGGCGAGGGCACCGATGCCACCGGAGGAGTTCAGGGACCACTACTCGTTGGGGCTCACGGTCCACTCCCACATGGTGAACATCACACCGAACATCTGGGAGCGAGAACTGGACACCTTCATGAAACTGCAGCACCGCTCGGCCTACCGTGACCCGTTCTTCGAGCTCATCGCCAAGCCGATGTTCATGGCCTACATCTCGTTCAAGGAGCGCTCCAACCCCAGCCGCTTCGAGAATGCGCGCGACCTCTGTCGCAAGATCATAGCAGTGGACTGGTCTCGCGCTTGCATCGAGTGGCTTGACCGCCGCGAGGAAGCAGCGAAGGAGCGCGTATGATGGATCCCTACTGCGAGACGCTCCCCAACTGCGGTGACCTGTTCACAGTCGAAGCATTCCGACAGGCTTTTGCTGATGGATGCTTCAAGGACAGAGACGGTTACGGCCATCCAGCTCGGGATGGGAGGATGAATCCCAACGTCCTCGTCTACCCCTCCACCTCCATCTACCCCAAGAGCGCCACCCACGTGGTGTGGTTCAACAAGTGAAGAACCAGAGACCCGAGACCATCCAGGTGATCATGCTCCGCGAGGCCAGCAAGGTCGAGCGGTGTCACACGATCCCACATCACGGCAGCTACACCGACGGCCAGCACTCCTACGATGCCGCCATGATGTACCTGACGCTCTGTCCAGCTCCCTCCTTCAAGGTGGTCAAGGCAATCCTCTCCCATGACCTGGGCGAGCGCTGGGTTGGTGACGTGCCTGCTCCGACGAAGTGGGCAGATGGTGAGATGTCGAAGAGGCTCCAGACCCTCGAAGACCGCTGTCTCCGCCGAATGGGGGTAGCCTTCCAGCTCGAACCCGAGGATCAGAAGTGGCTCAAGGCAATGGACATGCTTGAGCTGTGGATCTGGGGTCATGAACAGATGGCGATGGGCAATGCGAACGCAGCCACGATCGTCGGCAACTTGAATGCGCACTTCATGCGCATCCACCTCCCAGACGAGGTGGTCAACTTCCTCAAGGACTACCAATGGACACGGACCCCGGACGAGATTCCCAAGTGAACAAGATCAACCTGGACTTCCTCGAACAGATCGTCAAGGCGGACGTGGAGGGCCTGAAGAAAGCCCAGCAGTCCTACGGGGACAGCTGGAAGAGGCGCGGAGGCGTCGGGGCTTTCATGATGCTCGCGCGCAAGTGGGACCGGCTGGAGGAGGCCCTCAAGCCCGGCGAGCATGCCCAACAGGGCAGTGCGCGCATCGTCCGTAACACGACGGAAGCATGCGCACCCTATGACATCTTTCGAGCAGCAGAGATCGACAAGCGCGCAGAGGGTCTGATTGATGACATCCGCGACCTGCGCCGTTACCTGTTGCTGGTCGAGTCCGAGGTCATCGCGCGTGGCACGATCCACGGGACTCACCGAGACAACGTGAGCTGAACAATGTCCGCCCGACCCGTCTGCGCTGTCTGCAAGGCCGTCATCTTCACCAACCGAGACGATGCATGGTGCGGCGGGTGCCGGACCTTCATCTGCGAGGAGTGTGATCAGCTCATCCCACCGACGATCCACAAGCCGGTCGAGCACACTCAGCGCCGAGACGACAACGACACAATTGACTGGGACTTCGCATTGGAATGATCCGCATCACGATCGAGTTGGTGCCCAGAGGGGACGAGAGCCGTGCGAAGATTCTCGCATGCGGTGAGATCGTCAACGATGGATCGGGTACGGTTCGGCGGGGCAACTACTACTTCTGGCTGAGTCAGAGTGGTCGGATCACCCACAAGACTCGATGGGGGCAGGTGCGCGACTTCCCCCGCATGTCCAAGAACGTATGGCACCTCCTCGCGCGGTGCCTCAACACGGCCTTCAAGTGATCCTCCCGCCCTTCATCCCCAAGTCCACGTGGACACCGCCGGACATCGGCCAGCTCCCCAGCTGGAGCGAGGCCAAGCGGGTCGCGGTGGACATCGAGACTCGGGATCCCCTCCTGAAGGAGATGGGGCCAGGGGTGAGGCGTGGAGGCTACATCGTGGGGGTCTCCTTCGCCATCGAGGACGGGCCTTCCGCCTACCTGCCGGTCCGACATGAAGGCGGAGGGAACCTCGATCCCCGACACGTGTTCGCCTACCTCAAACACCAGGCCAGCATCTTCAAAGGAGACCTGGTAGGGGCCAACCTCTCCTATGACCTGGACTACCTCGCGGAGCAGGAGGTCAAGTTCAACCCCCGATTCCTCCGTGATGTCCAGATCGCGGAGCCGCTCTGCGATGAGCTACAGTTCAGCTACTCCCTGGAGAACATCGCGCGGCGCCGTGGCGTGACCGGCAAGGACGAGGCTGGCCTCCGCATTGCCGCTGCTGCCTTGGGCATCGACCCCAAGGCAGACCTGTGGCGCATGCATGCGGGGCAGGTAGGTGCCTACGCGGAGCAGGATGCGAGGCTGCCCCTCCAGCTCCTCCGGATCCAGGAGCGCCAGATCGAGGAGGAGGGCCTCTGGGGCGTGTACGACCTGGAGTGCCGCCTGCTCCCAGTCCTGATCAAGATGCGCAGGCGGGGAGTCCGGATCAGCTTCGACGAGCTGGACCGCATCGAGCGCTGGTCCATCGAGGAGGAGGACAAGTCACTCAAGGAACTGGGGCGACTGACCGGCATCCACCTCTCGCGCGAGGACACGACCCTGAACACAGCGCTGGTCCCGCTGGTGAAGTGCATCGGAGTCCCGATCCCCAAGACTGCCCAGGGGAGGGACTCGATCACCAAGGAGTTCCTCGACTCGCTGGCGGGTCCGATCGGTGGCCTGATCAACCGCGCTCGGCGCTTCCACAAGCTGCGCGGCACCTTCGTCAATGGCCGGAGAGCGCATGCCATCGGGGACCGCATCCACCCGACCTTCCACCAGCTGCGCTCGGAGAAGCCGGGACAGGAGGACCAGGGCGGTGCGCGCTACGGGCGCCTGTCCGCGTCCGATCCGAACCTACAGCAGGAGCCTGCGCGTGACGAGGAGATCGGCCCGCAGTGGCGCAAGGTCTACATCCCCGACGAGGGTGGCGAGTGGTCCTGCCTCGACTTCTCACAGCAGGAGCCCCGATGGGCGGTCCACTTCGCAGAAGCCCTGCGTGAGCCGGGGGCGATCCTCGCGGGCGACCGCTACCGCGAGAACCCGGAGACAGACAACCACGAGATGATGACCATCATCATCCACGGACAGGCTGTCTGGGACTCCTGGACGAAGGAGGAGCGCAAGCAGCACCGCTCGAATGCCAAGGCCATCTTCCTCGGCCTCTGCTACGGCATGGGTGGGGCCAAGCTGTGTCATGACCTCGGACTGCCGACCGAGTGGAAGCCCTCACGGCGCCTCGGCAGGATGATCGAGGTGGCAGGGCCGGAGGGCCAGCGCCTGCTCGATGAGTTCGACCGCAAGGTGCCGTTCATCCGCGCCTCCGCGCGTCGAGCCGAGGCGTTTGCCTCCAAGCACGGCTACATCAAGACGATCCTGGGGCGCAAGTGCCGCTTCCCCGAGCGCGCGGTGCCGGGTCCGCGTGGAGAGCGCTACGAGTGGTGCCACAAGGCGTTCAACCGCGCCATCCAAGGGTCTAGCGGAGACCAGACCAAACAGGCTATGGTCGATGCCGACGAAGCCAACATCCGGCTCCAGCTCCAGGTCCACGATGAGTTGGACCAGACGATCTGGAGCCGTGAGGAAGCCAAGACACTCGCCCAGATCATGCGCGACAGCGTGGCATGCTCGGTCCCCCACCAAATCGACATTGAAGTTGGGCCCAACTGGGCCGACATCGAGAAGGTCAAGTGAAGCCGTACACGATCGAATGGCGTGCCCTCCCGGGTGTTCGGATCCGGAGGTGGGGTTGATGCTCGGGGCCAAACGAACACTGGTCAGTGTTCCGCGACTACAGCGACCGCGCGCGGCGCGATCAGGTCTTCAACGGCATGCTGAACAAGCGGCGCAGTTGGGAGCGGTCCTTTGAGATCAGGAGAGTTGACATGACGCACTGGCAGATCATCGTCCCCGGTTGGGGCACAGTCTACGGCCGTGGGACTCGGGCTCAAGCCAACGAGGTCGCACGCCTTCGAGCGCGGCCGAACCGCGAGCCGGAGGTCAAGCTGGTCGCGGATCCTGACGTCAACATCGAGTGGCGGGAGCTCACGACCGTCCTGAAGGAGATGCAGTGACCGAGCACGACAACTTGAACGGTCCCTGCAGCTGTGGCGCCTGGCACAAGCCCGAGGACCGAATCAAGATCCTACCTCCGATGGAGTTCCAGCGCAAACTCAAGTGGGATAAGCGCATGGTGGGGCTCGCGGAGCACATCGCTCAGTGGTCGAAGGATCCCTCCACGAAGGTCGGTGCTGTGATTGTGGACGACAAGAACCGCGTGGCGGGGCACGGCTACAACGGGTTCCCGCGAGGTGTCGATGACGACTGCGAGCTGTACGAGGATCGTGACCAGAAGTACCCACGCGTGGTCCATGCAGAACTGAACGCTATCCTCAACTCGCGTGGCTCCGTCGAAGGCTGCACCATCTATGTGAGCCCACTCGCTCCATGCGCGGAGTGTGCCAAGGCGATCATCCAAGCAGGGATCTCGCGCGTGATCATCTCGTCCGGCGCTGCGCGGTCCTCCGACCGCTGGAACGAGTCCACGAAGGTCGGTTGGGAGATGATGGACCAGACGGGGATCAGCGTGGAGTACATCGGCCAGGAGGATGGACCTCCGTGACCACTGAGAGCCAACTGCGCTCCAACGTGCTCCTGATCCTCCGCCAGGAGGGCCTCGATGCGCGCCCCGTCGAGAACCCGATTGACCCCGGGTTTCCAGACATCGAGTACATCGGGGGAGTGCTGGAGCTCAAGGCATGCCCGTCCTGGCCTGCGCGCGCCTCGACCGCGCTGAGGCTCGACCACTACACGCAGGAGCAGCGCATCTGGCACTCGCGCAGGTGGCGCAAGGGTGGTCGGGTCTTCGTCCTGGTCCAGATCGGCTCCGAGTTCCTCCTGTTCAACGGCCTGGTCGCCTCCGAGGTGCTCGGCCTCGTGCCCCAGGCGGAGCTGCGCTCCCGCTCCTGCTACCAGTTCGCCTCGCTCAGTGACCTCCGGCGAGACCTCGCACCCGCACTCCGAGAGTGCTGTCCATGAGCCAAGTCCTCCCCGACTACAACAAGTCCATCGAGTTCCTCCAGCAGTGGAATCCGGTCGGTCCATGGGTGCTGACCGCGATCGACCCGGACAAGAAGGCCATCGACACAGAATCATTTGTCCGCGATGACGTCAACAGTCTCCGCATCTGGCTGGAGGACCACGGTCGCAGGCGCAACATCTACTTCACCGTCAACCCGGTCACGCGCGCGATCCGCGTGAAGCCGAGCCGAGAGCACATCTCTGCACTGGCCTGGCTCCACGTGGACCTCGACCCGCGTGCGGGCGAGGACCTGGAGGCGGAACGGACTCGGATCCTGAAGCTACTTCAAGATCCGAGTCCGAAGGGCCTGCCCAAGCCGTCGGTGATCACGTTCTCGGGCGGAGGCTACCAGGGGTTCTGGCGGCTCCGGTTGCCGCACCTGCTCGACGGGACCGAGGCCAGCTACGAGGAGGCCAAGCTGTGGAACAAGCAGCTGGAGCTGCTCCTCGGTGGGGACAACTGCCACAACGTGGACCGCATCATGCGGCTCCCCGGAACGATCAATCGGCCGGACAAGAAGAAGCGCGCGAAGGGGCGGACCGAGGCCCTGGCCGAGGTGGTGCACTGGTCGGACGAGTCCCACGACCTCAAGGGCTTCACCAAGGCGCCAGTGGTCCAGGGGACCTCCGCTCCCGGCTTCTCGGGGAGCACGGTCCGGGTCTCCGGCAACATCCGGCGCCTCGCCTCCGTGGACGAGTTGCCCAAGGACGTGAGCGACAAGGGCAAGGTGGTCATCGTCCAGGGGATGGACCCCGACGAGCCGAACAAGCACGGGAACAGCCGGAGTGAGTGGCTGTTCTTCGCCAGTGTGCTCGACAAGGGCTCGGGCATCGAGGCGTACGCGCTGCGTCAGATCGAGCGGGCGCGCGAGGAGGCCGAGGACCCGATGCTCCGCGAGCTCAACGACCGTCACGCGGTCATTGGCTCGATCGGCTCCAAGGGCTTCTGCCGCATCCTGTCCGAGGAGATGGACCCCATTCTCGGCCGCGCCAACGTCGCCTATCAGTCCCAGTCTGACTTCCTGCTGCGCTACCGAAACCGCACGGTAGACTTCACCGTCGGAGTCGGCAAGATCGTCTCCAAGCCTGCTGGTGTGTGGTGGCTCGACCATCCCCGGCGCCGCGAGTACAGCACGGTGGTCTTCGCCCCCGGCAAGGCAACCCCGGGCTGCTACAACCTCTGGAAGGGTTTCGCGTGCGAGGCGCGGCCGGACGGGAGCTGCGAGCGCTACCTGGCGCACATCCAGAACAACGTCTGTGACGGCAAGGCAGAGCTGTTTGACTACGTGCTGAACTGGATGGCCAACACCGTCCAGAACCTGGCGGAGCCCGGCGGAGTCGCGCTCGTCCTCCGTGGTGAGCAGGGCACTGGCAAGGGCATGTTCGCCACGCACTTCGGGCGCCTGTTCGGGCGCCACTTCCTCCACGTGGTCGATGCGCGCCTCCTCCTGGGCAGCTTCAACGCCCACATGAGGGACTGCATCGTGATGTTCGCGGACGAGGCCGTGACGGCCAGCGACAAGCGCGAGGAGAGCCTGCTCAAGAGTCTCGTGACAGAGCGGACCGTGATGAGCCATGCCAAGGGGGTCGATGCTGAGTCCGCGCCCAACTACATCCACATGATCATGGCCTCGAACAGCGAGTGGGTGGTGCCCGCTGGTCCACACGAGCGCCGCTTCCTCGTGATGGATGTGGGCAACTCGCGGCGCCAGGACAACGCCTACTTCCTGGAGATCGACCATGAGATGGAGAACGGTGGGCGGGAGGCGCTGCTCCACCTGCTGATGACGCGCGACATCTCGCGCTTCAATGTGTTCCGGATCCCCGGCACCAAGGCACTCCGCGAGCAGCAGGAATACTCCATGTCCCCCGAGGACGAGTGGTGGTATGACAAGCTGTCCACGGGCGAGATGTTCTCGGGAGAGGGCTGGCCGTTCACCGTGTACGCATCGCACCTGCTGTACAACTTCCGCGACGAGATGAGGTCCCAGAAGACCTGGGGCCGGACCTCCGCCACGCGCCTGTACAAGTACATGCTGCGCGTGACCAAGGGCCTCGCCAAGAAGGTCCAGCTGACGCCTGACAAGCCGGTCGAGGTGATCCAGGCCGACGGCATCCGCAAGGAGGTCGCGCGCCCCTACGCCTTCGAGATGCCGACCCTGGAGCACTGCCGGTTGGTCTGGGAGGAGATGGGTGGGCCGCACAGCTGGCCGGAGATCCCGGAGCGCAGCGTGGAGCCGGAGGTCTACCCCGAGTCGGGTCCCACTGACGCAGGAGTGTTCGGATGAGCGAGCAGGAAGCCGATGAGGTCAAGTCCAAGTCCAGGGTCAGCTACCCGAAGGAGATCCGCGAGGAGGCGAGCCTCAACCTGAAGGGTCGAGTGACCGTCTCCGTCACGTTCCTCGACGGGACGAAGCTGGAGCACCAGATGGCAGCGGACCTGGATGAGTGCCAGTTTGCCAAGTGGGCGCTGGTGACCCTGGCCAGGAAGGATGTTCGGCCGTTCCCCAATCTGGAGGAGTTCATCCGCAGGGCATGCGAGGAGCGCGGGATCACGCAGTGAGGTAATTCCGGGATCATCTTCGGATTCTCGCAGCCTCCCGCCGAGAGATGGGGTACACTTCCGCATCTCAACAGGAGGCCAACATGACCCTGATCGACTCGCTCCTTGCTCGCCTGGGCTCGCGCCCTGCTCCCTCGCTCCGACCCTTCACCAAGTCCGACTGGATGGCCTTCTCGGGCTGCGAGACTCCCCGGCCGGAGATCGGGGAGACCGAGGAGGGCTCGGTGATCCTCGACGGCAACACCGTCCAGTTCTTCGCCTCCAGCGGGGACGAGTACCTGACGGACAGCTACAGCGAGACCTACGCTGACTGGCGTGAGGCCCAGGCAGTCGCGGAGGAGATCGCAACCTCCCAGCGTCCCAGCGTGCTCGCCAAGGCCATCCTGACGAAGATCAGCTGATCAACATCAACACGAAAAGGAAGCCAACATGACTCTCAAACCCGAGGCACGACCGTGGACGTTCCAAGAAGAGATGACCTGCATCAAGCTGGCCCGCTCCCGCCATTCTCCCTTGGGAATCGGGAAGAGGTTGGGAGAGCGCTCGTCCGGCTCCATCATCGCCAGGCTCAAGATCCTCATGTCCCCGGACGAGTTCAGCCAGTACATGGGGAAGCCCAAGCCGATCCCCGTGGAGCCGGACCGTGAGTGGACTCCTGTGGACTACCGCAAGCTGATCGAGATGCAGGACAGGGGTCTTGACACGGCAGCGATGTGTGCCGAGTTCGAGGTGCCCTCGTCCCAGATCCAGCGCGCCCTGCGTGATGCTCCCTTTGGAGTGGATGAGCCCACGCGATCTGTGGAGACCCCAGAGATTCCCACAACCGAGCGCCCCAAGCGGGACAAGTGCCAGTGGAGCAGCAACGAGATGGAGACACTGATGGTGCTGTATCGCAACCGGACCGGCATCGAAGAGATGGCTCTGGTGCTCAAGCGCACACCGAACGGCATCCGTCACCACCTCCAGAAGAAGCTGTCAGTCAGCGAGTACCGCGCCTACATCCAGGAGGTCGGAGGCCGAGTCCGACAGGACTTCTCGGCGGAGGACCGATCCAATCTGCTCAAGTGGGCCGACGAGTGCGTGCCCGCCCTGGAGATCGCCAACCGACTCGGCCGCGTGAACGGGGTCAGCTCCGTCATCGCGGAGCTGCGCAAGCAGCGTGGGAAGGAGTACGTGGACACCTACCGCACCTGCTCCGGTGAAGTGGTTTCCAAGAATCGTCGGAAGGGACATCGGCTCGATCGTTGGTCCAAGGACGAGGATTCTAAGCTGGTGCAGCTGTTCCGCCAGGAGGAGTCACACGCCGCCATCGCCAAGGCCATCGGTCGCACCGAATCCTCTGTGACCAACCGCTGTGCCCGTCTGGGCCTACGGAGACGCGCAGTGTCGGAGACGACTCGATGAAGGACATGACCGGCATCCAGGCCCTCAAGTCCGGTGACCTCCCGTTGCTGGAGGAGGAAGATTCTCGGAATCCACGTTAGGTTTGACACCATCCTTCCGATAGGACGGGTATGAAGAACACTTCCAACAACGACATCGACCGCATCAAGCTGAAGATCCAGGCCCTGATCAACCTCGGGGAGGACGATGGTGCCACCGAGGCCGAGGCGGAGAACGCCATGCGCTTCGCACGACGCCTCATGCTCCAGCACAACGTGTCCCCCGAGGACATGGAGGAGGCGAAGGACGCGCACGAGTCTGCAGCCGACGCGGAGCAAGTCCAGTACGGACAGGTGGGAGTCGAGGGCCAGACCTCGGGCCTGACCGCCTGGGAAGGCTCCCTCGCCTGGGCAGTCAGCCTGCTGGTCGGGACCGTCAAGTGGTACAAGGCGGGGACCGTCCCCCGCAAGCGCGCCAACGGCACCATCGAGTTCGACTCCGACACTGGCATGCCCAAGACTCGCTCGGTGATCAAGTTCTACGGCCCCGTGGACGACTGCCGCGATGCTCAACAGCTCATGGCAGAGTGGAGCCTGGCGGTGGTCGCACTCGCGCGCCTCAAGTTCGGCGGAGCGCTGCGAGGTGACGGCCGCTCGTACTGCGAGGGCTTCTGCGATGCCCTGTACCACAAGATGAACGACATCAAGCGCGAGGAGCAGAAGCTGATCGACGCGCAGAAGGCTCAACAGCAGCTGCCGCAGGGCGCAACCCGCTCGACCGCTCTGATGGTCATGAACGGGAACCAGCTCATGCTGGCCAAGCAGGAGCGCGCGAAGAAGTGGCTGGAGGAGGAGGCAGGAATCAAGCTGTCGAGTGGCGGAAGTTCTCGCGTAGGCTCGCACAACAGTGACGCCTACGGTGCCGGTCAGGCCGACGGCCGCAGCGCAAACTTCTCACACAACCGCACGAAGCGCCTCAAGTGAAGAATCGCATCAACAACATCTGGGACGATCCGCGCCTGCCGGTCGAGATGAGGGAGAAGATCCAGAGACGAGCGGCAGTCTACGCATCGGCGGGGTGCATCATGATCCAGAACCCAGTGGTCAAGGTGACTGTCCGCGAGTACGACATCCAACATCCCGACAAGCCAGGCATGTACCACCACAATGTGGCACTCTTCGTCGGCCACATCCAGGTGATCTGTCTGGAGAGCAAGCGCCTCGACAATCCGCAGGGTAGGATTCGCAGGTGATCTGAGATTCCGCTAAGGTCATGTTGACCTTCGGCCGATAGAAGTCTCAGGCAACGCAACCACAACTACAAGGAAGCTACACATGGCACACGAGATCATGGAACAGGACAGGTTCGGGGAAGTCGGCAAGCTGGCCTGGCACGGCCTGGGCATCGAGATCCCGGCCGGACTCTCTGCACAGGAGGGCTTCGAGAAGATCGGCCTGGGCTGGCGCACCACTCTGGCGCCGGTCTTCGCGGAGATCGAGGGCATGGGACCGGACGGTCCGTGCAAGACCCGCCTGGAGATCCCCGAGCGCAAGGCGCACTACCGCTCGGACAACAACGAGTTCCTGGGGATGGTCTCCAGCGACTACCGTGCCCTGGAGAACCAGGACCTGGCGCGCTTCGCAGATGCCCTGTCCGACGCGGAGCAGGGCAATGTGGTGGTCGAGACCGCCGGCAGCCTCCACAACGGGCGCAGGATCTTCGCCTGCGTCAAGCTGCCCGAGCAGGTGTGCGCGACGGCCGACGATGTGATGGACCAGTACGTGCTGGTCAGCAACGGCCATGGCGGATTCGCCTCCTTCGCCTGCTACCCCACCTCGGTGCGCGTGGTCTGCGCGAACACCCTGCGCTGGTCCGAGGCTGACGTGGCGCGCGGCATGCGCTTCTTCCACCTCGGCTCGATGGAGGAGAAGCTGAAAAACGCGCGCACCGCCCTGGGAATCGCTCGCAAGGAAACCGAGCGGTTCCAGGAACAGGTCAGTGCGCTCGTCGGCCTCAAGCTGACCAATCGCAAGATGCGCAACCTGGCCGAGGACATCTACATGCGCTGCTTCGGCAAGATCGACGATCACATGGAGCCCGAGTTCAAGGAGAAGGCCCTGGCCAAGATGAACGAGGTGGTGGGTGAGTGGATGAAGAACCTGGATGATGAGAAGCAGCGCCTGTCCGGCATCGAGGGTTCGGGCTGGGCCTTCTACAACGCGGTCAGCCAGTGGCACGACCACCAGCGTGGCTACTTCAAGTCCGTCACCGAGTCCAACTCGCGCGTCAGCAGCAACATCTTCGGAGTGAGCAACGAGCACAAGCGCAAGGCATTCCGCCGGGTGCTCGCAGCCGTCTGATCTGAACTGGTTCGGAGTCCTTCGTCGGGCTGCTCTGGACCACG